CGAAAGCCTTTAGACAGGCAGCTACCATCGGTACGGCGTATCGCATCCAGCCTTCCTTCAGATCCTGCATAACAAATGTGTTGGCAGGGTTTAGCTGAACCCATTCTTTCCACTCAGTCTTAATGGCAAGCGCCACTTCCGGCGGATAACCGCTCAGGCGAACATCAAGATCTTCATCTTCGACCCATTGCTTAAAGGTCTGCCCGCAACGCTTAACCAAATCGTCCCGAACGGATCGGCAGTTAAATTCCACCACAGGCTCTCCGTCGATTGAAACATTTCCAATCCTGCATAAGTGGATGGGCAAAACAATCAGCCGGTCATTCGGCATCATGTACACGACCACATTGGCATACTTATAAAACTCAAGAAATACATCCTCCATAAATTGGCGGAAGCCGATTCTCTCATAGTAATCCATGTATTTCTTTTTGACTCGTTCGTTCGCGCCTACAAGCCGGAAACCGTCGCTGATACTAAACGGGGTATAGACTTCTTTGATAATTCCCCGAAATACAGGATCTGCATCTGAATAGTAGTCCGACAATTCATACAGCTGCAGGATATGCTTTTGCTTGGTTCGTAGAATCGCCCGGTAGTTATAACCAGCCAAACATCCTTGAAAAGTGATGTCGCGATCCGCAAATGTCATAGACACATTTGCGTCAGGCCCAACAAAGACCTCTTTCGGCTTATCTGGTTCTGGAGGCGGAGCTGGCGGCTTTGCCTTAAACCAATCAAATATTCCCATCTCTCATTCCTCCATTTAGAATGTTGTCACAACACCAATGCACACATTGTTATAATTGCGTGCAAGTTTCACTTTGCGTTCTTCCTCCAGTTCGGAGACATATCTTAGTCCCATAGCCAGCGAAGACCATCTGTCTTTGTGCTGTGTTGATTTTGCAGTATCATAAACGATTGCACCGGACGCCGTCTCACGGGAAACAACGTTTCCCATCTCAATTTGCAAAGCATCTGTTTCAACGAAGATTGCTTTCTCTGCTTGCGTCAAGTTGCGTTGATTCTTCGGCGAATCTCCTTCGTCGTCTTCATCAGGGCGCACAACAGTGTTTCCCAAAATGTAACGGCTGTTTATCGGTATCTGAATCAGTTCCCGTTCGAAGTTAATCGTTGTCTGGGAAACAAGCTGCTGGTTAATCTGGTTGTTTGCAGCACATGGGCGCAACAGCGGAACCGCATCATGAATGATAGAATGTTCCGTGTCCATGACCAGAGGCGGATATTCTTTATTTGTCTCCGGGTCTGTCCATGGTTGAGACAGAAACTGAGGAAACGCATCTCCAAGACCGCGATAGTCAAATACAACCTTGATTGTGTTTGGGAAGCGAACCAAGAGCTTGCGAAGCTCAACCGCCAGCGCATCCAAGCGTTTTCCGTGGTAAGACCGAATGTATACCAGCTTCTTGATGTACATGCCGTCCTCGCGCTCAATTAGTTTCAGCACGGTAATCACCGCGTTGTCCGCATGCTTTGCAGCGGAGGTCGCAAGGTCAAGGGTGATTACATACTGGGATGTGCTCTTTGCCGGCTGCGCAGTTTCAACTTCCGTCAGGTTCCGGCATCGTTCAGTGAGCTCGTATGGGAAGATGGAACCGCTTTCCGCACCCATGAAGATCGTTCCATATTCCATTCGGAAGTTTACTTCAGGTAACGTCTCACGTTCCTTTTCAAAGAACTCCATTTTCGTAATACCAACACGCGCCGCCGACTCATAGTCCAGCGCACAGGCGAAATAGGATGTATCACCCTGCC